AAGAATATCCTGAGTTGTTCGATCAAGAACTTCAGGATCGCATTCAACATGAGTGTATTGAATCACTAAAAGCCGAAAGTAAAGTAATTGACTGGATCATGGGAGATTATAAAGTTGATGGTTTAAGTGCACCTATTTTGAAATCATTCATTGCCAAGCGTATGGCGGATTCGCTAGACCAAATTGGCTTTGACAACAGTGAAATTGTATATGACCAAGCAGATGTAGATGAAACGTTCTGGTTTGACGAAGAACTATATGGTGCTAATATGACCGACTTCTTTCAGAAGCGGCCTGTTGAATATGCAAAAGGTCAAGGTATATCTGCTGACGACTTATTTTAAGGAAATATTATGGAAGACTTTTTTTGGCTCAATGATGACTCACGCACTTTTCTCAGTCGTGGGTACATCGATGGCGGTAAGACCGCCGAAGAACGTATTAGAGATATCGCAGAAGCTGCGGCAGATATTTTAAATGATTATGACTTTGCAGATAAGTTCTGCACATATATGGCAAGAGGTTATTACTCTTTATCCAGTCCGGTATGGTCAAACTTTGGTACACAAAAAGGTTTACCTATCTCATGTAATGGAGTTTATGTAGAAGATCGTATGGAATCGATCTTAGGCAAAACTGCTGAGGTTGGTATGCAAACAAAAATGGGTGCTGGTACATCAGCTTACCTTGGTTCACTTCGCTCTCGTGGAGCTGCAATCAATACAGGCGGTACGGCAGACGGTCCAGTCCATTTTGCAAATCTATTAGAAACGACAGTAGATATTATTGCACAGGGTAATGTGAGACGAGGATCTTGTGCTGTATATCTAGATATCGAATCACCAGACATTTTAGAGTTTTTAGATACACGAGAAGAAGGTTCTACTATTCAGAATCTATCACTCGGAGTTACTATAGGTGATGAGTGGATGCAATCGATGATTGATGGAGATGCAGACAAACGAACTATATGGGCAAGAGTCCTACGTAAACGTCGTGAGTCTGGTTATCCATATTTGTTTTTCAAAGATACAGTAAACAACAATAAACCTCAAGTACTCAAAGATAAAGAACGTACAATATGGGCATCTAATCTGTGTTCAGAGATTGCATTACCATCAGCACAAGATGAATCATTTGTTTGTAACCTTGCATCGATGAATCTATTGACATACGATGAATGGAAACTTACTGATGCCGTTGAGACAATGATCACATTTCTTGATGCAGTTATGACTGAATATATCCGTAAAACACGTGGTATTCAATTCATGGAATCATCCCATAACTTTGCTGTACGATGGAGAGCATTAGGTTTAGGTCAACTAGGTTGGCATTCATATCTACAATCAAGAAGTATTGCGTTTGAATCATTCGAGGCAATGCTATTGAATACAGAGATTGCAAAGACAATAAAAGAAAGATCTGTTAAAGCATCTCAAGATCTAGCCAAGAAGTATGGTGAACCCGAGGGTATGAAAGGATACGGCCTGAGGAACCTCACGGTTGCCGCCATTGCGCCCACAACATCGTCATCTTTTATCCTAGGTCAAGTGTCACCTTCGATTGAACCACTTGCATCTAATTACTTTACAAAGGATTTAGCAAAGGGTAAGTTCACATATCGTAACCCATATCTCAAAGATGTGCTTGCAAAGCATGAACAAGATAATGAAGAAGTATGGGTATCAATTCTCAAGCGTGGTGGCTCAGTCCAGCATCTTGACTTTCTAACTGAAGATGAGAAAAATGTATTCAAAACATTCTCAGAAATATCACCACTAATTATTGTACAACAAGCAGCTGCTCGGCAAAAACACATTGATCAGGCACAGTCTCTCAATATATTAATTCATCCAGACGTATCAGCAAAAGACGTAAACGCATTGCTTATCGAAGGATGGAAACTAGGTGTGAAGACTTTTTATTATCAACGATCAGCTAATCCCGCACAGGAGCTAGTTCGTGATATCATGAACTGTGCCGCGTGTGAGGCATAGACCTTGGCAAAAAGAAATTATGACATTGAGTGCCCCGTCTGTGACGGTCAAACAGTAATAGAAGTATTAAATTCAGATGACGAACCAGAACATTGCCCGCTATGTGGTGCGCCTATTGACCTCGATGAGGAATACTTTGATGAGGAATAAATAGATGCATGTGGTATTACAAAGATAAAGAATTTAATCCGGCTCATGATGAACTTTCATTATGGGTCGGTTTCGTTTATGAGATTGAAGATAAAACTAATGGTAAGAAATACATTGGTAAGAAAACATTATGGTCCAAACGTAGACTGCCGCCTCTCAAAGGTAAGAAGCGTAAAAGAATACAAATAAAGGAATCTGACTGGAAAGATTACTATGGAAGTAATGAAAAAGTAAAAGGTTTAGTCGAAGCTCATGGCGGCGACAGGTTCATTCGAACAGTATTGCGATTATGCAAGACTAAAGGTGAATTATCATATTATGAAGCAAAGGAACAATTCGATAGAGATGTTCTACTTGATCCCATGTATTATAATGAGTTCATAGGTCTGAAGGTCCACTCGAAACATCTAGGAGATATCGATGGACGACGAAGAGAGAAAGTTTGCGAATGAGTTACATTACGCAGTCAAAGGACATTTAATAAATCCACTATACAATGATAATGTAGTAAGACAAATAAAAGATTCTTATCTTAAAAGACTATGGGGAAACCATGAAAGAATGGTTTATTGCAAAGAACCTTTTGAAAAAGCATGGGCTAATCGGCATGTGATATAAATGTCACACTTTTGCTAAAATATAAAAAAAATGCGCAAAACAGCAAAATAACTGTGTACATTCGATATGAATTAGTGTAGTATATTATTATATCATGAAGGAGATGAAAATGAAAGTTACAGTTATACATATGGCTCACCCGGCTGATACAGAATCAGAATCAGTAAGAGTTGCAGAAGTTACAATTCCTGCACATATTACAACTGAGTCAGCAGCATGTGAATATGCTTACAGATGGACACAAAACATTATGGGTTCATGGAGCAAAAAGTTCTACGAAAATCCTGATAACAATGACGACGTTAAAGTTCTTGCACCTTTGCGTGAGATTGACGGTGAACTATACGGTTTACGTTCTTCTATGATGGGAGATCATTTCATCGTACATAGTGACAATGCTTGGTCACATAACGAAATCGGTCAAGTGTACGAGTGTGCTATGATGGGATTCGAATTCATGTACGAAATGACTCTAGTTGATTTCTTAAAAGAAAGGGAGGCAGCATAATGGGTGTGTGGAGTGTTAAAGCATCAAATGCTCGAGGTGGATTATACCTCGAGACATTCAATTGTCCTTACGAAGCGGATGCAAAGCATTCAAATCTTTGGACTGAACGAAACAGTGATGGACAACTAAAGTGGTCTATGGTTTCAACAAAACGCGTTATGGAAGCGTGGGCGAACAAAGAAAATGTTCGCACTAACATTAGCAAAGAGAGGATGTTGGATTATGGCACCTTTGATTGAAGACGATGGTTTTATTACAGTTCACCCTCCAATAGAAGGAACATATTATTATGGTGGAAAACTCTACAATGTGGACATTGATTCACGGGACAGAAGGCATGGAGGTGCTTTCGATCGTGGCATGGCTGATAGCTATTACAGGCGTGGCCGTTTTCCTCATTTGTATACTGGTGCTACTGGCACTTCAGAACTCATCGACGAACCACAAATGAGTGAAGACGAGATTGATGCATATAATGCAGGATTTTCTTACAATGAGAATGTGGAACAAGAATATAAGGATTGGTAATGATATTACTTGATTATAACGCCATTGCAATCGGCAATGTTGCAGTACAAAAGTTGGCGGCAGACGAAGGTCTGATCCGCCATATGATACTTAATTCTATTCGTATGTATCGACAGAAGTTTCACAAAGAATATGGTGAGATGGTTGTCGTTGCAGACGGTATGAACAATTGGCGTAAAGATGCATTTCCTCAATACAAGGCATCACGTAGAAAGAAACGTAGTGAGTCTGCTATTGATTGGAATGAAGTGTTTCGTATTATTAATTTAGTACGTGAAGAGATACAAGAAAACTTTCCATACAAAGTTATGCATGAAGATGGTTGTGAAGCTGATGACGTGATTGCGCAGCTTGCACTAGAGACACAAGAGTTCGGCAAACACGAACCTGTTATGATAGTCTCAGCTGATGGTGACTTTAAACAATTACAAGTTCACAATAACGTTAGACAGTTTTCTCCTCTACTCAAGAAGTTTGTCGTAGAACCTAATCCTCGTACATATCTTGCTGAGCATATTCTCAAAGGTGACACAGGAGATGGTGTACCAAACGTATTATCTGACGATAATGTTTTTGTAGATGGCAGAAGACAAGGTATATTATCCGCCAAGAAGAAGGCGGCCTTACTGGATGACCCACGCGCTCTTGGTGATGAAATATACCGCAATTATCAGAGGAATCAGCAACTTA